CTAAATTAATTTTTCTGACACCCCTATTTGGGGCACCCTTGGGGCAGTGGCCGCCAGTCCCTGATTCAGTATATCAACCTGTGACTGGTTATTATCGGACATCCATGCACCATATACTGTATAGACCATCTGAGCATTTGCATGCCCCATTTGTGCGGCAATAAAGTTTGGATTGGCACCAGCAGCGAGTGACCAGCAGGCATAAGTGTGTCGGGACTGATACGCTTTTCTGTATCGTAAACCGGCTCGTCTCATCGCCGATTCCCATATCCTGTTTAGTGACGTTGCTGCATAATGTGTTCCGGACTTTCCTGAGCGTGTGGTAAGCTGAGGATTGAACACGAAGGTACATGAATGTGCGCTTGTCCGGCCAAATTCGCGTAGCTTCACTTCGACTTTATGCTGTTTACCCAGCCTCGTGAGTGATGCCTGATTTTTTAATGTATCAATTGCAGGTTGTGTCAGATGTATCACCCTGTCGGTTCCTGCCTGGGTTTTTGGCAGGGTGAACTCTTTAGCCTGAGTGTAGTTTCTCCTGACAACCAAAGTCCCCGCTTTAATATCGATGTCCTCCCACGCCAGTGCGCACAATTCTCCATGTCGCATGCCAGTGTAAACTGCAAGTGACCAGATATTTTTGATTTGCTGGTGGTGGCAGGCGTCAATGAGTCGTGTAAACTCTTCCCTTGTGAGTGGATCTGGTTCAGTTTTTGCACGTTTCAGCGTAGATATTTCACTGAATGGGTTCTGTGAAATATAGCCATTGCTTGCTGCAAACCGGAACATTCCACAGATAATCCCCATATAAGAATTTACTGTTGCCACGCTACGTCCCTTTGGTGTTAATTCACGGTTTGGTCTCATCACCTGATGACCAGTCATCAGTTCCCGCCTGAAAACGAGCAAATCCTCCTGTGTTACAGCAGAAGCAAGAACTTGCCCACCAAGCAAAGAAACACTCGTTTTCACAATCGATTCATAACGAATCATCGTATTTTTTGATATTTCCATTTCCTTAAGCCTGAGCCATTTCTCCGCCAGTTTAGCGATGGTGATATCTTTATTTACCACGCCGAACTGTTTCAGGTTTGGCGAGTCAGGAAAATGTTCCGCATAGTTAAAGCTACCCGTCTTAATCAAAAAACAGACAGACGTTCGTAACTCACCTGCAATTTTGCGATTTTTAGGGGTGTCTGGCACCCCCAGATTTTCACGCACGCGCTTTCCTTTGTAGCGGAAACAGATCCGGAGTTTACCCCCGTGGTTTTCAACGCCGGTTGGATAGGCTGGTTTAGCCATAATTCCTCCTGCGTCCAAGAGCTTCATCAGATTACCGCCTCATCAGATTAAGTCAAAGATCGAAGTTCGGATCAGGCTGGTTTTTTATCCAGCGATTAATCTCCGGAATGTAGTACATACACTCGCTGGTGGGCTTCGGATGTCCGTTAGGGGCCACGTGCTTGTACTCGCGACCGAGCAACCACGACTCTTTACGGGCGCGTAGTATTGTCCCGGGTTTTAATCCGGTAGCCGCAATCAATAATTTTTCAGTGACCCACTCGTTGGGGACTATTTGGTAGATGATTGTCTGCATGCTCACCTCACACCACATCAAAACCATGGCAGTAGCGCCACACTTCATTCATTCGTTTAACCACTTCCCGGCAGTAGAATCCGTAGTCGTCACGCGTCAGGTCATAGCGGCTTCCGTACTGCCGACGAACCCATAGTTCAAATGATTTATGCATCGTTTACTCCATGCGTAATGTGGTCACAATGGTGTGTCTCCGGTTGTCAGGTTTAACCAGAAAAATGGCCTTTCCGTTAATGAGCGCATAACCGCCTTCTTGTTCACACCTGATAACTGATACGCGCAGTTTGTGTGGCGTTCTTTTGCGGCAGGATTCAAACAGTACCGCGCCATCAAGGTCGAGGAGCATATTTCCGACGTCCCCGCCAATTCGTTCCAGATAGCGTTCTGCTGCGTGGCGGGTGACCCTGTAATGCCGGTAATAAATCGAATCAGATATGTCCATCCGGGGTTCGGACACAAAGTCCGGAATGCCTGAATGTTCGTTCATCGCCGTACTTCCCGTAGCAGATGGTTAAACATCATGGTTAATCTGTTACTGCATCCAAATGGCAGCTCATTCACCCGGTAAACTGGGGTGTCGCTATTGGGGCGACTTGATTTCACAACCCGCCCGGTAGCACGGAGGTGTGATAATGTGCTGGCGACGGCTGATGTTTTTTTGTTTAAGGCTTTGGCGATTTCGCTACTGGTGGAGTCAGGATGATCCTGGAGATATTCAAATATGGTCATATCCGCCATTGTTTTTTCCCTCGAATTTGTCTTTCTTCCATTATCCTCGCCGCTATTGCCCTTGCGCGCATTGCGTGAGCGTGCTCTCCCTCAAGGATGGTTGTGATGAGGAAAAAACCGTGCTGCGTAACTTTCATTCGCGGAAAGTAGAACAGAAGTTCATCAACGACCAACAGATGGCTGCGACACTGAAGTAAGCTGCTGGTGATTATCAGTCGACTTGTTGTACCGCCAGCCTGGTATTCGATTTTCATGCTTTACCCTCCCAGCCAATAGCCTGGAAAAGGCCCATCTTCGGGTGATACCAGCGTGTGCCGCGTGGTTCAGCTTCTGACATCATCTGATGAAAGGCTTCCATGAACGGCTCAAGTTCAACGATAGCCCGGCGGGACAAAAGGCCGTCAGGTGTCATAAATTCATGCGTATCGGTGGGGATGCGGTAAGCGTTAACCAGATTCCGACACTTCGCGTCAGTCATTCCGCTTTTGGCGACCACTTGGCGATAGCCGACATATCCGGCGCGCATATTTCCGCGTTTGATGTTCTCGACGGCTTCGGTTACTGTCTCGATCCGTACTTCGACTTGATTCAGGCGTTTCTGCTGGCGAACGGCGTCGGCGGCCATTGCTGCGATCATTTCGATTTCCGTCAGCGGCGCGCGAGTGCGGAAGTAGCTATTGATCAGCTCGCGCTGAACCTGCCAGGACAGCGGATCGTTAAATGGCTTCGTCAGCATTAGATAGCCAGACTCAAAAATAACAATTCCGGAAGGTGCAAATTTCGAAAAAGTTCCTTCTGGGAGGTCCGTACGTATTACGTCCGAACCTAATTCTTCGTAATCCACACCAGCAATAAAATGCTCGCGATTACGGTTGAACGCTGCGCGGGCAGTGTCCTGTGGTCGGTTATGCACTTCATCAATCATTGCGAATGTCACAACTCGCTGACCGCGATATTCGACTGCCGGAAGTTGTTTGTTATTGATGGTTACAGTGTTCATCTGATTTTTCCTCAAAACGGTTTACTGGCCTGTAGCTTGTCAACCTCTTTCACAAAGCGGTCGTGCATTGAGTCCCATTTTTGGCACCACTTTTCCATTTCACGTTTACGGGCCAGAATGTGGCGCAGACGGCGAACGCAGCGCTGGTGGGCTATCAGGTATTCGCGTGTGACGGCACCGCGTTGCCAGGTCTCACCGTATTCCGGATGGATTACCCGCACATCAGGTTGACGCTGAATGAAACCAGAACGCCCGAAAGCTTTGGTTGTCATAAAAAACGCCAGGTGACGGATTGCTGTATCCCGGCTGAAGCATTTTTTATGGCGTCCATGGCGTACTGAGACGAACAGCGGTCCGACTGGCGTGTCGTACTTCTGTAGTGCCAGGTCAATTGCGCTGGCGGTGCGGTTATCGATCATGCGTTTTGCTCCTGTGCTGTTTCGTCTGCTGGTGGGATAACCTTGTAACCGGCTTTCTTCGCCATCCAGAAGAAGGTGTCCATGCTGGCAATCAGTTCGTTATCGCGAACATTACGGATGTTAATTACCTGACCGTTTTCAATCGTCATAACCACCTGCATTTTTTTGTGCGTAATAGAGGGGGGATTAGTCATCAGTTAATTCCTCTGTTAGCATATTTCTCTTTTGCGTGTTTAATTAATTCCGCAAAAATCTCGTCAACAATCATCTTCCCTGTTTCGGTCAGATATTCTGTGTGTCCATTAATATCGACACTTTTTATATACGTCTGGCGAAGAAACGTTTCTGCTTCTGCTGCAAATTCATTTCGCGCCTGTTTTTCGAAAAACTGTAATAGTTGCAGCATCGCTTCTTCGTCAATATCAATAAACTGGATATTGTCATCTGGCATTGAAACGGTAAGACGATGAGCGCCTGTCTTGCGTTTCATTCTCTCCAGTGCTGCAATAGCAATTCGACGACGGTAAATTTCAATTGTGTTGTTTTTCACGGTGCTTCTCCTCTTCATCCATCCAGACAGAAATATCTGATGAGATATTGAGAGCAAGCCCCAAAAGTCTCTCAGTCTGGAGAGGGTTCATTTTTTTAAAGCTGATATGCATCAGGTCCAGTAGTTCATTAAGACTTCTGGCGGAGAGCGCCGTGTCTTCAATGTTGTCATTTTCTTTCGGGTTCCACATATTTACCTTTCGTATGCTTTGCGCAGAAAAAGCCTGGCAATATGCAGGTAGCTGTTGCCGTAAGAGACAAATAGTCTTGCTGTTTTATATGCGGCTTTATCTCTAACATGTGACATGATTTACGCCCGAGTTAATTAGTGAAAATTTTTACCTGGAGTTTTTCTGTTCTGCTCAATGTTCTTTCGTAGAGTGGAAAGAATTTCGATTGCAGAGGGTGGAACCCTGTTAAGCTGGAGAATCTCAATCGCTGCGACTAAGGTTGAGTCAAATGCACCTGTCCAGCTATCAATAAAAGTGGATACCGCTTTGTTGATGTTTATGCCTTCATTTGTTTCCGTGCGTCCAAGAACAACGCTGGCTACCATTGGTACATTGTTATCCGCACACAAAGTGTGAAGCTGTTTCATCAATTGTTCTATTCTCTGTTTAACTTCATTGCTGATAACGATATCTTTCATTTTATTCTCCATTAAATTCAGATTGAGCAATACCCCGGCGATAAAACCGTAATAAACGTTCAGGGGGTATTTATTGTTATTGCGCTAATTTTTTTTCGGCAGCAGCTTTTGCATATTCACATGCAAAGTCCAGAATCTCGCTGCCGAGTGTATTTGTTTCGTGATTACTGGACATATGCAATACCAGTATTGCACGCAATAAGTGATGAATATTTACCGCAAATGAATCAGGCTTCAGACAAATGCCTTCGTAATTATCCATGGGACACCTCTACTTCTTTCCCTGTCAGCAACCAGGTCACACTGACATCAAGCACTTTAGCCAGTTTGTCGATATACAGAGCGGGTGGTACGGTCTTTTCGGTTTCCCAGCGGAATACCTCGCCCTCATCCGCGCTAATGGCGTTCTCAAGTTCTTCGGTGTACATGCGCTTATCAACACGTGCTTTCCGGATGCGCTTACCGATACCATGCATATCCACACCCTGCGTGACTTTTACGGGAGCCTGTGGCGTTTCTGCGCAACCGGAGGATTCGTGACGACTCTCCCCCGTCAGCAGCCACATCGGATCGCATTTGAGGGCGTTTGCGAGTGGGATGACCATGCCAGCCATCGGCTGGTCGTCACCGTCCTCCCAAGCTAAAACACCGCCAGGGTGAATATCGAGCTTCTCCGCAAGGTCGTCATGACTCATGCCGAGGCTCTCGCGGGCGAGCTGGATGCGGTCGCCGATGGTCAATCCCGCAGTGTAGGGGGAAAATAGAGGCTGATTGTTAATGATTTCTTTAAGTGCTTGTGTTTTTTCGATAGCGATTTCAAGTAAAACCTTCTTGGCGCTATTGGAGCATGACTCCAGGGCCTCTACCTGGAGTGTTTCAATTTGTTTTATCGCATTCAGTGATGCAGTTGACATAATCAATTCCTCGTAACCTGCGTTTCGAAATAAAGATTACGAGCGAATTTATAAAGAGTCAATACATCCCGCAAGAAAAGTTTCGAGCTAGACCTTCATTCTCATTTCGACCACGACACCAACGATTTCACAGTTCCCATTTATCGGTATTATTGGGTATCGCGGGTTCAGTGGCTTAAGGAACCGCTGACCTGCATCTTCAACGTATTGCTTAAGTGTTGCCTCTCCTGAGTCTTTCAGTCTGGCAACTACATATTTCCCTGAGTGAACTTCTTGTTCGGGACTAACTAAAATTTCCATACCTTCAAAAATAGAAAAATCCCCCGGAGATGTCATGGAGTCACCACGAACATCAAGCCAGAAACCGTTTTCTCCAGCATTCACATCACTTCCAATCCAATCATCGGGATAGCATGGGTAGTCTTCACAATTCCAGGGACCGGCACTTACCCAAGTTAGTTTGGGATAACGGTAGCTTGTGTGGTGGTTAATCTTGGGGTTGGTAACATTTTTATCAATTGCGGCACTTTCCTCTTCGGTGCCGTCAAGCAACCAGCGTGGTGAGCATTTCAGCGCTTCCGCTATTCTGAATAAGTTGGCAGACCTTGTATCTTGTGAGTCACCAAGCTCTATTTTGCTGATAGTCACCCTTGATACGCCAGTCTTCTTAGCTAAGTCATCTTGTGATAACCCCAACTCATTTCTACGCGCCAACAGTCTTTCGCCAAATGTACTTGCCATCACAAAACCTCCGATATGAAAGTGTCGAAAGGAATATATCAAAAATGATTGTAATATAGGTTTCGGTTGTTTATCATTTTTCGAAACATTGATTACGAGGATGACCGTGAACCTATATAAAACCTTGTTGGCGGTATATGACTCAAATGCCGCAATCGGGCGCCGTTTCCCAAGAAAAGGGAAGCCGAGAAGTGGTCAGGCGGTTGGCAAGTGGAAAACGCGAGGCGTACCTGAGGATGTTGCCATTCTTTGCCACCTGGATCCGAACATTCCATATACACACCCAAGCCTGGCGCACACAGAAGATGGGCAAAGTAACCAACCGGAGGCGTGACATGTCACAGTAGACAGCGGGAGGAAATATGGATAACAAAATCAAAATTAGTGCGACTGGAATGACTGATCGTCAAATAAATCGTTGCCTCAAGGAGTTAGCGGAAGCGGCTGAAGAGATGAATTACGGTGGACCCTTACGGTATGCCATAAAACGTCAGCCTTCCTTAGCTGACGGTTTACGAGATGTACTTGACGATATGTCGAGGAAAATTACTTACCTGGAGTTAGTGGAAACAACTCGCCCGGAAGATCTGACCATTTTAATTCAGGAAGATCTGAAGTTGCTTCATGAGACCTCGAAATCCATTCGGAGTTGCCTTCAAGCCATTGAGCCATTTCTTGAACCGTTGCAGAAAAATCAGGAGAAGCACTGGCGTCTATTTGGGCAAGACGAGGATCGATAATTTTCAGTACAAGCGAAGGCTGAATTTGTTCCAGGTCAGTAATTGTAAGCCCTGCATCCTCGTAAAGCATGTGAATGATTGCTTCCCGGGAAGATAAGCCTAGCAGTGCATGGCTGCGTTTGTAATCCATGATTGCCTGGTGAAGAAAAGTCAAGGCAATAGCGCGACAACTAGTTCGATTTCGAAGTTCAAGTGCTTTCGCGGACGCAGGTAAAACCGAATACAGAGCATAAAGATGCTCTTTTAGCTGTTTGTGAACTGATTTTAAAGTCATGTCGAACCTCCTTCGGTTCTTAGTTGTGGAAAACCGAGAGTATCACCGGGGGAAGGTTCGGCACCAACGGAGGTGTCACAGTGAATCCGACAGATTTCATAGCAAAACACATCACCGATGCGCTGGTGGATGAAGGGTTTCCGGCGGAAATCGCCAGGCGGGGGCTGTGCATGGTGTTGATTACTACCGACGCAGCTCACAGGCCAGTCGAAAGGGAAGCATGTTCGCTGACTGTCTTTTTCGTGCACGACAGTGGGCACCTGGTCAGACAACCCTGGCGGAACGTGGCGCGGGAAAGAAGCAAACGCGCCGTAAGGGCCAGAGCAGTCTGTTTTAACCGGAGGTGATGTGTGCCCGGACTATGTGCAGGTTGAAATGCCATCGCTTTACAGCCAGGCAGACGCTGCATGGATTCAACAGCAGTTACTGGGTTTACCTCAGTCACTGCGGCGTAAAGTCGCGCTGAAGTATGGCGAGGTTTACGAAATCACATTTGATGCTGAACTCGTGTCATACCGCAAGGAGAACCGGGCAAGGCATGAGGCCAACGTGAGGCTTCGCAGGTTCGTTGAAACATACGGACGAGCAATTCAGGGGTACACGACTCAACCGCCCCTGGCAGGATCGCGATTGCGATCCTGA